TATTGCACATCTCTCTTACAGTATGACTGGTACAAATGGCAGATAATAACTTACCACCCAAATAATTAAAACCAAAAGGTTGAGATGGTACAATTACGAATCCCATCACACAAGCAGTATTAAACCTTTTGGCAGTATTCTCGTTTTGAATCCAAACTTGCCCCAAGAGTTCGTTTCTAGGTTTCATATAGATGACTGGTGAACCTAAACGAATGAATCCTAGAATCTTTCCTGAGTTCCGTTCTCTAACTGCCAGTTGTATATTCTTACCAACTGGTGCTTTATTGATGTGTGATGAGGTAATGGCAAGTAATGATTCCCATGTTTCATTTGGTATTTCACATACTTCAATGTCCATATCCTTGGGGTGCATTGAGAAATCAGAGAACAAATCATCTTCAATTGGAAATAATGAAAATGGTCGATTATCAATATCTTTCAATTTCTCATCACGCATGTATTCTTCGGTACTTCCGAGATTACTGAAGTAGTCTTTAAATACACCAGCACAATGAAGTGCTTGGTCTCTAGTCAATATCATACTTTAAATCCACTAAATGATTTCTTTGGTCGTTCTTCTCTTGTGCCAAATGTGTTCAATGGCTTATCGTGGCCAGCATCAGCGATACCCATCTGTGCAGCCTGTTCAACATCATACAGTTTCATTTTGGCACGATCAACACCAAGAGTGAATCGTTTGTGGAATGTTGGATCATTGTATCGATTCTTCAATTGTTTGACCATGATTTGACCAAGTTCTTCAAGTTCTTCAGAAGAAATCAAAGCAAACATCAAATCTGCGGTGGCGGGAAGTCCGAATGATTCTGACGTATCTTCAAGTCCTGGATCACTCGATGTAAATCCTGAACGGGTAGTCTGTGTAGCAGATACAATAGGAACATTATACTCAACAGCGAGGCCTCTAAGTTCTTCTGCGATTGCTTTAACGTAGGTGTAGGAATTAATATTCGCACCAGCTTTAATTCTAGCAGAGCAACATATGTTAAGATAATCAACAAAGATAATATCAGGTACAAAAGACCTTTTGAGATTGAGTTCATTTAATAGTGTCCGAAAATGAATTGTTGAAGCCGATGCCGTTGGATATTCTTTGATGATGAGTTTGCCTGTAGTTTTCTCACGAACTCTTGCCACTTTTTTATCATACATATCTTTTGGCAGGTCCATCAAATCATCAATAGTTACATTCAATAAATTGGCATCGATTCGTTCTGCAATTTTTTCTTCACTCATTTCCAAAGTGATGTAAAGAACATTCTTGCCTTGAACCATGCACGAAGCAGCCACATGACACATAAAAAGAGATTTACCAACACCAGTCCCCGCCAAAGCAATGTTAAGTGTCTTAGCTGGTAAACCACCTTTTGTGATCTTGTTAAAGTAGTCGAGGTCGAATGGGATTCGTTCCTCTTTTCTGTGATAGAATTCATATCGAGCATCTGAGTCCTGTAAGTAGTCATGGCCAACGGAGTTATCAAAACTTACTGCTAAAGCGTCCGATAATATCTTGGGAATCTGGCCTTTGTCGTGATTTTTATCTTTGCCATCGAGAATTGAAATAGACCCCAATACTGCGTTATATATGGCCTTCTCTTGACAGAATTTTTCGGTCTTATCAACAAGCCATTGAACCTCGGTTTCTGTAGACTTAATCTTTTCAATTTCGAGAAGATAATCCTCGCATCTCTGAACTTCATCAGCTGTGAGATTTCTTTTTTCTTTGACGGCAATACTAAGTGCTTCAATCGTTGCCGTGTTATTGTAAGTCTCCGTGAATGATGTAATTTCATTAAATAATGTTCTTTCTACATTATCACTAAAATATTCTGTCTTTAGAAATGGTAATACTTTTCGTAAATAATCTTCATTGTAAATCAGATTCTTTAATATCGTTTGTTCCAGCTTCATCTACTATTTCCTGTTCAATGTTACTACCCATAATTTCTACTAATAAATTGCCAATGTAATTTTTGAAGTCAATATCTTTTTCCAATTTCTTTGGCTTATCTACTGGAGATTCTATCACATCATAGGCAAAAAGTAAATACACTTGCTGATCTTCTTCTTTAAATTTTACCTTACCATATTTGAAAACGGTATTCTTATATGGTCCTTCTAAGAATTTAATATGTACCGCAGTTTCATCATTCTTCGGATAAATGAAACAATAATCTATTCCCTCAATCATCATTCACCTTTTGTTTTTGACGTTTCTCTTGTATCGTATCTTCTTTCCAAATTTTTCTTGGATTGCCACAGAAAATACAATGTTTATTACCACAACTAAACAAAGAACACTTTAGATACCTATGTGGTTGTTTTAGTGCGTCAGTCCATTTGTAAGCCTTGGCCAACTTAACTTTTTTCTCTACTGTATTCTTCTTTTGGTAAATTCGTTTGCTATGTTTTACTTTAGCTTCTTCATTACTCATCTTCAGTTCCATTCATAGTTTCAACTTCAAAAGCTTCTTCAACATCTTCTTGCATAATACTACCAGCAGCAATTTGATATTTGTTCTTAATGAAATCTTGAAATGATTTTTGCTTTAAAATTGGTAACCAGAATTCTTTAGTGTCAACTTCTTTGATACGATATTTTTTATCTGATACTACACCATCAGCATCTACGGACGAATACCAACCATTGGATGGTTTAACAACATGTCCGGATTCAAGTGCAATATCAAGTAGGCCGCTCCACCTACTAATACCACCATCAAAAGATACAGTAACGGGAATTTTAGATTTTTCTTTAACATAACGGGATTTTTCAACATTAATTATAAAATTGTAACCAACAACTTCTGTACCTTCTTTTTCTTGTTGGCGACCAATAATGAAAATATTATCGGCAGAGTAATATGAACCTGTACCACCACCAACAATATCTTTAGGGAACATACCAATCTCTTTATAAGTATGATTCACTACAATCATTGGCACATCTTTCATTGTAAGGTGTGGTGTCACCATACGAAACAAACTCTTAACTTGCTTAGCACGGGACATATCAGCAACTGATTTACCTTCAAGTGCATCTTCAACTTCTTTCTTTGAAGCCAGATTACCAATAGAATCGATCACAATAATTAATCTGTCACCCCTATCAAGGTTCGTAAGTTGCTGCATAATGTCGAATTTGAGCTGTTCGATATCTGTAAGGGGAGTGTGCAATACACGCTCAGTATCGATGCCGAAACTGTCAAAATAGCTTTGAGGAGTACCAAACTCACTATCGTAGAATAAAAGAGCCGCATCTTCATATTTGTCCAAATAAGATTTTGCCATCAGTAAACTAAAGGCTGTTTTAAAATGTTTAGATGGGCCGGCCCACATTGTGAGACCTGGTGTTAAACCTCCATCCAAACGACCAGACAACGCCACATTGATAATGGGAATTGCCGTTGGTATCATATCTTTGTCAGTAAAGAACTTAGATTTCGAAAGAATTGCTGATTCTTTAATGCTACTGTTCTTCTTAATCTTATCAAGTATACTCATAATTTTCCTTTTTAAAAGTCACCACCATCTAATTTAATTTGCTTGTCTTTCTTTGCCTTTTCTTCTTTTTCTTTGAAGGCAAATTCTTCTTCATAATCATACTTAGGCTCTAACTTTTTAACTGGTTCATCAATCTGATGGTGTTCTGTATAGATGCCTGGTGCTTGATGAACAACTAAAGGAGGTATAGTTTCACCTGAAGCTTCATCAATTACAATTTTTTCTTCCTGCTTTTCCTCGATTTGAACTATATTGTCTTTGGGTATTTCAACTTTTTCTTCTTCAACTTCTTTCTTTTCAGTAAAGACTGGAATATCTGGTACTATACCAACAATTTCATCTTTTTTTACTACAATACCATTTCTTTGTTGTAAAGACATATTTGCTGCTATTAATAATAACACAGCTAGCGGGTCAAATACAACCATTATTAACAATATTACCAAACGAACTGCCTTATCAATGGCATTGGCATCTTCGGTGCCATATATCATATCACCAATATATTTGATTGGTCCTACTTCGGCAATTAATTTGTTTTCCTCTTTAAGAAGTGGTAGTTTTTTCTTATTGATTTCTGCCAGTTCTTTTTGTGTTTGTTGAATTTGTCGGTCAACATTGGCTGATGCTGTTTCTGGATTACCAGCACGTTTCAGTAAATAATCTAATCGTTCTTTAACAATCTTTTCTTGTTGATTGAGTGTTCGTATTTCAACAGAATTTGCACCAGCATCTAGAGTTGAATCAATGTGTGCTTTAGATAAAAATCCAAAAATACCCATACTTGTGATTATCATTAATATTACCACAGAAGATGTTAAATAATATTTTAATAATCTTGGACAAGTTTTCCAATTTCGATATAACCATGATGCGGTGACCAACTTACTGGCTTCAAGAACAGAACCCATAAAAACGATTGGCCAGAATGCACCAGTAAAAATTGCTGCCAAACCAATGATAGAATAATA